GGAAAAAGAAAAGTCAGAAATGGCTAAATCTTACAGCTTCAAGCGCGCGATGGAAATGGCTATTACTGGCCGTCGCGAAGGTGTTGAAGGCGAATTTTCTGCCGTTGGTGGTGATGAGTTCCAGCGTTCAGGCGTAAGCGTAAGCGCTCACTCTATCAAAATCCCTTCTGAAGTTTTCAAGCGTGATATGACTGCTACAGGCGGAACTTCTGGCGATCAGGGTGGTGTAAACATCCAAACTTCTGTAGGTTCTATCATCGATGTATTGTTGCCTCGCACAGTATTGAATGGTTTGGGCGTACAGCGTTTGTCTGGCTTGGTTGGAAACTTGGATTTACCAACTGCTCAAACTGTGCCCTCTGCTGGTTGGAACACTGAAAACGGTACTGCTACTGAAAAGAGCCCTACCTTCTCTAAGGTTACCTTCAGCCCTAAGCGTTTGGCCGCTTACATTCAAGTGTCTAACCAGTTGATGTTGCAATCTAGCAACTCAATCGACGGTTATGTGCGTAACTGGTTGCTTAACGCAATGGCTCAATCTTTGGAAGCTGCTGCTATTAAAGGTGGTGGTTCTAACGAGCCTACTGGTATTATCGCAAACAGCAATGTTAATGTGGTTTACGCAGGTGGCGCTTCTAGCAACTCTACCAACGCTAACGGTATTGCACCAGTTTGGGCTGACGTTGTTAACTTGATGAAAGCCGTAGAAAACAGCAACGCTATGGGTTACGCTTATTTGACAAACCCATTGGTTAAAGCTGCTTTGCAAACTATCCCACGCCAAGCTTCTGGCGTTGAAGGAAACTTCATCTGGCCTGCTGGTGGTTCTGAGTTGAATGGTTACCCTGTAGCTACTACTACTTTGGTACCTTCAAACTTGAGCAAAGGAACTTCTAGCACTTTGTCTGCTATGATCTACGGGGCGTTCGATATGATGGCCGTGGCGAACTGGGGCGGAATGGAACTCACAGTAGACCCATATTCTGGAGCTACTGCTGGTTTGACCAACGTAGTGCTTAACGCTTATATGGATGTAAATTTATTGCAGCCTAAAGCCTTCGCTGTCTGCAAAGACATCGTAGCCTAATAATCTGCCCGCTCGGGGGCGTAAAAGTTCCGAGTGCTGAGGGTGGTCTTGACTGCACCGCCCTCGGGCTATTATGAAGATTAAATTTATTGCAAACCCTACAGGAAAATTTAACCTTTCCTATAATGCAGGCGAGGAGGTGATTATGGAAACAAAGCAGGCGATGCTTTTAATTGAAGCAGGAATTGCTGAGGAGATTGCAGTACTTACCCCAAGCAAGCCCAAAAAGGCTAAAACAGTAAACCCAGAAACCGAACTAGACGCCGAGTAAAATGTACAGAGCAAGACGATACACAGCCTACGCAAATGCAGCTACCGATTATGTGAGTTTATCGGAGGCTAAACAGCATTTGCGAGTAACTAGCACCGCAGACGATACCTATATAAGCGGTTTGATTTCTATGGCTGTTGAGGCGTGCGGCGCTTATTTGGGTTATTCGGTGCGTAAAGCAACAGCACGATATGGCTACGACGCATTTGTAGGCCAGCCTGCGCTAATTAATCCAGTAAACGGGCTTACGATACCTTCAGGCAATTATCTGCGCGTAAATAGCCGCGTTTTGGATGTGGAACAGTTGTATTATGTTGACGATAATAATACAGTTCAAACTTTTGACGCTGCGGATTGGATTGTTTCGCCTGACCCGATGAGCAACTACACAAAAAATATCTTTATGGAGAGCGCCCCATCCAGTATAACCGACGATTTAATTAAGTACATCGTTGAAGTAACTGAGGGGTTTAATCCTGTGGGTACTTCTGGAGTTGACCCAGATACAATTTGCCCCTCATCTGTGAAGTTTGCCGCGTTGCTTTTGGTTGGGCAGTATTACGATAACAGGCAGGCGATAACTGTGGGCGTAAGTAATACCCCGCTAAACTTTGGTTTGCATTATTTACTAGATCCCTATAAAATCCCAGTAATGATATGAACGCGGGCTTAATGGATGAGCTGATTTCAATTCAGCGCTATAGTGAAACAGTCGACAGTAACACAGGCGAGAAGTTGCAATCTTGGACAGAGATAGCAGCGCCTTGGGCTAGGATTGTGGAACTAGAAACAGGCAGCGAAGAGGTGAACGCAGACAGGAGAGAGAATAAGCAAATAGTTAACTTTACAATTCGCTACACTTCCGATATTTCGGTTAATGACAGGATTGTATGGAACTCAAACAAATACAACATTATTTCGATTGCTGACCTAGAGCGGAGAATGTATGCTAAATTGCATACTGAAATCAGCTACAAAAATGACTAAATTCTCGCAGCAAGTAAATCAGGCAATTAGAGCCATAAAAACTCTGGGCCTACCGCCTCAAGTGGTTGGCGGCGTGATTGAACGCAACGCTAAGGAGTTTATTAATATAGCGCAAAATAATGTGCAAGACGATACGGGCAATCTAAGCCGCTCGATTGGATTCATTGAAAAAAATACTCGCTACAGATTTGCAGCAGTTCGATTGATAGGTGCAAGGGTTTACGGGGGCTACAAGGGCTACCACGCCTATATTTATGAGCACGGAACTCAACAACGTACTTACAACGGCGCAAGTCGTGGCAAGATGCCTGCAAATAATCAAATGAGCAGGGCTTTTAATTCATACAAAGACACTTTTACCAGCAACACAGAGCGCGAAATTGTTAAGATTATCACAGAGAATGCGCGAAAGGCTGGCTTTGACGTAAAATAAAAAAATAAAAATATACAAATGGCAACTACAGGTATTACAAACGGAACGCTAATTGCAATCTATAAAGAGGTTTCAGGCAGCCCAGTTAAAATTGCAAACGCAACTTCTAACGATTTCGACATTACAAAAGATATGATCGAAACTACCAACAAAGACAGCGCAGGCTGGAAGGAGTTTATCGTTGGAGAAGGTGGATTTACTATGAACGTAGACGGAATGTTTGAAGAGGACGGTTCTGTAGGTTCTGGCGGTCTATCTTGGAAAGATTTGATCACTGACCTTTTGGCTGGCACTTCTGTTACTATCGTTATGACTTCAAATGTAACAGGCGATTTGAAACTGAGCGGCTCTGCTTTCTTTTCAAACTTGACTTTGAGCGCTCCAAACAACGACGTTACAACTTTTACCGCCTCTATCCAAGGTACTGGTGCTTTGACTGTTGGAACTATCTAATATGCAGGAAATCAAAATCGGGGGTGTAACTCACCCCCTTTATTTCTCGATGCTATCAATAGAGCAGGTCTTTGCAGATTTGCAAGTTGAGGATTTTGCTAAATTGGGCGCTGTTATGAGCACCAAGACGGCAGGCAACTCGTTAAAATTTGGCAGAGCGTGCGCCTTCGCAGGGATTGCTGGAGGCTACAGAAAGCAGGGCGAAAAGTGCCCCTTTGTTTCTGCTGACGCCTTGGGCGATGAGGTTAGCGCTTTTGCTGAACTTGAACCCGCAATCATTGGATTTACAAAAGCAGTTGAGGAGTTTTTTAAACCCGCTGACGATGTGGCTCCAGTGGAGGGAAAGTAACAGGCGGCAAAGCTGAGCCCTTGACCTTTGACCGCCTCAAGCAAATAGGCTTTGGCGAGATGCTTATGAGTGAAGAGGATTTTTTGAACTGCACACCCTACTACTTTAGGCTGAGGTTGCACGGAATGAGAAAAGCTCAAACTCAACAATATCGCAACCAATGGGAACTCAGCCGCTGGATGGCCGCCACAATGATAGCACCGCATCTAAAGAAACCGATTGCACCGCAAAAACTGATTAGCTTTCCGTGGGAAGTTGAGCAGGCTGAGAACGTGCAGGAGGTAATTGAGAAGTACAGACACATATTTAACAAATTAACCCCACCCCCGCAAGCGTGAAAGCCGTAACCGCAATTTACAACATACTCAGCAACAACGCAGCACTTACTGCGGTTGTGAGCAATAGGATTAATCCGCTGAGAATCCCAGAAAAAAGCACTCTGCCTGCTTTGGCTTATCAGGTTGTTAGTAACCGCGGTAATATGAGTAAAAGCAGCGCCTCAAAATCTGACTTTACTCGTATACAGGTAATGATTGTAGCCAAAACTTACGCCTCTGCGATTGAGGTGGGGGATTTAGTGCGCAATGCGATGGAGGTTTCAACGCCTAACACTTTTAACGGTGTTAAGGTGCAGGTCATCGAATACGATGGCGAGGTACATTTGGCAGAAGATAACGCTGGATTTGCAGGGCTTTCTACGATTGGGATGGACTTTATTATTAATTACACAAGATAATGGCAACGCAAAGCAGTATAAACATAGCCCTGAGCGCCGATACCTCTGGCCTTAATAAGAATATAGCGCAAGCCGCTCAGACAGTTGAGAATGGGGCGAAGAGAATGGCCGAAACCAGCCAAAAGGCAGGCGAAGCTATTGCCAACGCTTTGGGTAATATGAGCGTCCGCGATGCCATCAAAGAGGTAAGCCAAGCGATTAACGATCAGAAGGCAATAACTCTAGAATATCAAAAGCAGCTTCAGAGCCTTAGAGATAAAAGCGCCGCGATGAGCGCTGCAGATATCAAAGGACAGAGAGCGCTGAGAAAAGAAATCGACGCCGTAAAGGCTGCGATTGCTGGGCAAAAGTTAGGTATTGCGGATTTGGTTGCTGAAAAGCAAGTGCTAGAAACTGAACTCAAAAAGGAGATTGAACAGGAGAAGCAACTGGCCAAGGCCACAACCGAGGCCAACAAAGCAAGCCGAGAGCAGAAAACTGTAAACGGGGCAACTCGTGCAAGTTTGAACGGATTGGCTACCTCGTTTAGTTCTGTATCGTCAATTATGGCGATAGTTGCAGACGATAACAAGGAACTGCGCAACGCTTTAATGGCTACCAACGCCGCCCTTAACTTTTCTGCTGCCGCTATGCAGGTGCGAGATTTGTCTAAGGAGTTTGGAGGTTTGGGTAATGCTGCTAAGGATGTAGGCAACTGGATTAAGGCAAACCCCTATCTGGTTGCCGCTGCTGCCATTAGCGCGATTGCTGTGGCGATTGCATCGGCTGAAACAGAGGCCGAGAAGTTTGCCAGATTACAGGCTGAAGTTAACAAAGAGCTGAGCGATGCAACTAGCAGCGCAAGAGCCAACGAAGTAAGTTTAAACGCTTATTTGGCGATTGTTAACGACACCACAAAAAGTGAAAAAGAACGCAATGGCGCCCTGCTTGCATTAAAAGAGGCAGGCATCGCCGTTGACGATTTGAATATAAAAACCGCCGCAGGATTGAGGCAGTTGAATGCCAGAGTTCAGGACTCTATAAACTTATCAATTCAGAAAGCGATAGTTGACAAGGCCGCTGCGAAGATTGCCGAGATTGAACTGGGCAAAATCGAAGCGCAAAAAGATGCACGCGAAGGTTTAGGTGCAACCCTTGTAGATAATTTGTTCTATATGGGTTTGCAAGTGCAAAGAACTCGAGAAAGTAACGCAGCACTAGCAGAGGCTGACGCTCAAATAAATTTGTACAAAACTGCGCTGCAAAACGCCTCGGCTGCCGTTGCTCAATTAACGCCAAATGTAGACGCGGCAAATACTGCGCAGACAAATTACAATAAAGGCGTTAAGCAAGGCGCAAAAGATGCTGCATCTTTAGAAAAAGAACTGAAAAAACTCGAGGAGGGATTCCAAAAACTGGCTAGACCTCAAACCTCTGGCGGCCAATTTATCCCGCTTGACCCTTTAAAAGAGGCGCAAAGCGAAGAGGAGCAAATCCTCGACGATATTACCGCCTCGCAGGAAAAGTTTAAAAAGAAAGGGCCGCTAACTTCTGAGGATATTTTCGGAGCCGATGAGGTTGCAAAGGATGTGCAGATAGTTACTACCGAGATAGGCAAGTTGCCACCCGCATACGAGGAAATGGCCAACAGAAGCAGCGAGGCATTTAGGAAGCATCAGGCCGAGATGAAAGTGAGCGCAATGAAGGCAGAAGAGTGGGCGCAGAAACAACTGCAAGCACTCGACAAATTAAACGCTGCCTTTGCCACTTTGCAATCTGAAGCGGCTGTAAGTTTTGGTCAATTTATCGGCGATCTAGTATCGGGAGAGCAGGACGCGGGCAGGGATTTTGGTAAAAATATGCTGGGCGCAATTGCGGCGTTCATGGATTCGCTTGGTAAGGCGTTAATTGCTACCGCCGTAGCGTCTGAGGCGTTCCAAAAGTTAATTTTAACTAACCCGCTGGCTGCTGCTGCCGCTGGTGTGGCATTGGTTGCAGGCGCTCAGATTGTGCGCAATAGTTTGAAAGAAGGCCCAGAGGTTACAGCCTTTGCTGAGGGTGGTATTGTTTCAGGCCCTACGTTGGGGCTTATGGGAGAATATCCCAACGCAAGGAGTAACCCTGAAGTTATTGCACCTTTGGACAAATTGCAGGGGATGCTCAACACTGGAAGCCAAAGCGGTTATGTGGCATCTACAACAATTACAGGGCGAGATTTGGCTATTGTGCTGGAGCGTTACAATAAAGACAGCAAAAGGGGTTAATTTCGCAATATGGCACGCAAATACTACGGCTCTTTTTATTCGGTTACTGGAATACTTCACAAAGTTGAAATATGGGACGCGCCTAGCGGCTCGGGAACTGGAGGCACAGAGTTAAAACTTGCGGGCAATGGGTACCAAATAGAACGCGATGGGGAGGGGGATACATTTTACACAAATCCTATTCGAGCTTCTCGGTCAACTTCCTACTGGTTAATTCCCTCCGATACTATTATGGGCGAATTTCAAGCCCTTGCCACAAACTCAGAGCAGTATTGGGCGGTATTGATTTACAAAGATTCGGTATTGCAGCACGTCGGCCGAGTTGTTGCCGACCAAATGACTTTTCTACGCGAATCAATCGAGAGCAAGCCAGTTATTTCGTTGGCTGCGGTGGATGGTTTGGAATTGCTAAGAGGTTACAAAGTGAGTAGCGACTGGTTTACAGATGGCAAAATAACAGTTTCGCAGTTGTTTCGCAAATCATTGGACGAACTCGGCCTAAAAGATTACTGGGTTGTAGCTGGCACAAATACGGACTATTTTAGAGACGCTGTAAGCCCTTACTCAAGTGATGCAAGCCGCAAAGGTATTGATTTGCTGAAAGTCGATTTAAATACGTTTGTGAGCGATTACGACGCGTTTAAGGATATTACTGCAAGCGATGTGAACGCTTTTCAGTATGCCAGCGAAAATATGGTAGATTGCAAACAAGCACTTGAGCAAGTTTGCGAAATTCTACAGGCTCGATTTATACACGAACTGGGTAAATATTGGCTTGTTTCGGTGGCCGAGTATTTAGATACAACGGTAGCCTATCGCCAGTACAGTTATACCCTGCAGTATATTGGAACGGGCACCTACACCCATACAGTGCAACTGGGTAACGATGTGCGCCCACAATGGATGGCAAAGCCATCGCTTACTTACCAAGCGGCTGCTAAATATGTGCAAGTCGACACCGAGCGCACGATGAATACAGGCGTTTATCGGACTTACCAAAACAAAAGCAATACCAATTTTGGGGGTGCGTTCACAGGTATACCAACGGGCACCAATCCAGACGAGGCACCGCTAAGAGTAAGATTTGCGATAAAGTTTCAGCGTCATATTTTCACAGGAACTACAACAGGGCCAGAGGATGGTACTAAAGTCGAGATACAAATATGGCTAACCGATTCAGCGGGGAATATCAAAATTTTGGATAACACCAATTTTTACTGGGTATCGCATACGGGATCAGTTCCAGTAAGAGAGGAAATAATCAAAACAGATACACAGTCCACCACTTGGACATCATTTGTTTTTGATAAGCAACTGAGTACTGCGCCCGCTGGTTACGACACTTTAAATATTGGCGTTACTCGGGTTGTAGCTTACAAGGACAGATTTAATATCTTAGGCAAAAAGTTAGGGACTCCTGCGACATTTGACAAAGATTACTGGGGCTCTGTGCAGATTGCTTTTGCCGACGCTTCCCCCTACCAAAACCCTGATTTTACTTTTAACATTACCGAGGTTTATACGCCAGATACTACAAGCGGCGTAAATTCGACGCCTATAATTGTTGAGCCTAAATACTATTACTCAAGCAGCAAATATGCAACGGGCAATATTTTGGCCTACAATGGAACTACCGATGTAATAGCAGACGATTGGTTTGGCGGCTGGGATTCCACAAGCCACGGATCACCCACCGAAATGCTCGGGCAGGGAATTGCGGGCTTGTATAAGGATTTCGTTCCAACAATTCAGGGCACTTGGATTGATGCGGGAACTTTGACCGCTATTAAATCGCTTTATTTTGATGACTATAAGTGGCTATTTAACGGGGCGGTTTATACTGCACGCTCTGAGCAATGGAGTGGCGAGTGGGTGGGGTTGGTGCCTGTGTATACTGGTTTGACATCATCGGGCGAGGGCTTAAAGCTAGGCGGCGGTTTAAAGGATAGAGTCAACTATCACGATGAGCAAATAGGGCGTTTGAATGATTCAGTTCAGCGTGTACCTGCTTTGATGCTTTCCGAGTTGGTAAACAACGTAGAAGGCTCTCCGACTTCATTCCCTACTGAAAATACTCGTTATGAGGTAATGGTGCAATACAATTACGCCGATGAGCAGATGGTTTGGCACCTTCAGGAGCACAACAGCCCAGTTACCTACACAGCAGGCAGCCATACCATAACCAACGGCTACGAGCTTATCCTGTGCGATACTTCTGGGGGTACAGTAAACGTCGATTTGCCCGATCCAACGCAGAGCAAGGGAAAGAAGTACTACTTTAAAAAGTTGACAAATCCCCATACTGTGGTGATCACTGGAGGCGGTGCCGATATTGATGGCAGCACAACTAAAGTATTAAACCAGCAGTATGAGGCCGCTCAAATTATCTGCGACGGCGCCCAGTGGTGGATTATTTAATTGTTGCAAATGTTACTCGCGTTATTGGGTAAATTGCGGGTACTATGGCACAAGCAAGCGCAGACATCATTGCGGGTTCACAAGGATTTGTTAGACACGGGGCGGCAACAGTTACCTCAGTAAGTTACGACGCAGTTATACCCCAAGAAGATACAGTATTCACATCGTTCACCGTTACGGCAGAAAACGGCACGGCAACCAATGTGCTCAGCGCACGCGGTATGTCGGGCGTTACTTTTAAACAGGGCGCATTTTTGCCCGCCGGTAAGGGTAACAAGATTACTGGCTTTGTAACTTCTTCGGGTTCTGTAATCGGCTATTAATGAGAATGGGCATAGGGTTGGGCGTTGGGATAAACCGTTCCAATTATGCCCAGGGGATTTTTTCGGCTTACCAGAGTCGGGTTGTTGCGGATGGTGGAGTAACTGAGGCAGGTACTTGCGTGGATGCGGTGAGTGGGTTGCTACAAACTGCATCGTTGTTATTGATACCGAGTGGATACAAGTCGGGCAAAGCATATGCCGAAATCCCCACCAACGGCAACGGTGATTTAACGTGGACACGGGCATCCACGGCACTACGCACAAATAGTTCGGGCTTGTTGGAGTCAATGGGTTCGGGTGTACCAAGATTGTCCTATATGTACGGCAGTTGTCCTGCGTTGTTGTTGGAACCGCAGAGGACGAATTTGGCGTTTTATAGTGAGGATTTCAGTAATGCGTATTGGGTAAAATCTGCGGGGGTTACAATTACCGCAAACAACACAACTGCCCCCGATGGAAATGTTACGGCAGATAGATTTGTATTTTCTGCCTACGGAAATACTTGCTCAAAAAACTTTGGGACAACTACGGGAACATATACGCATTCGTTTTGGGCAAAGGGAACTGCTGGGCAAATCCTTAACTATTTTGATGGGGTTGGAGATACACCAATAACATTAACTGCGAATTGGGTTAGATATACTGTTACAAGAACATACACAAGCCAAACAATGTATGTTGATTTCAATAGTTATGGTTCTTGGAATGCGGGAACGGTTTACATTTGGGGCGCACAACTCGAACTTGGCGCATACCCCACAACCTACATACCAACAACCACCGCATCAGCCACCCGTATTGCGGATTCATTCAGCCGCAATAACATCTACACCAATGGTTTGATAACAAGCAGTGGGGGTACTTGGTTTGTGGAGTTGATTACTCCGCACAAATTTAGAGATTCGACAAATTTGCTTCGCATAGGCGATTCTAATAACGGAATAAATGTCAATGGCGGAACTGCAACTTATGGATTTGTGATTTCAAAAGCCGTTGGCGGAACTGCAAGCAACATTTTATTTTCAACACTAACAACAACCGCAAAAATCGCCATCAAATGGAACGGAACGAGTGCGGATGTATTCGTGAATGGAACGAAGCAAGTTAGTGCGACATCGTTCACTCCAACAATAATGGAAGATTTAACAGGTACAGGCGGAAGCCAGTTCTTCATCCAAGCAATGGGCTTATTTACTACACCACAAACTGACCAATTCTGTCAAGATATTACCACCTTATGACCTTCGCAAAATACCAATTCACCAACCAAGCCGAATGGCTAATATACCAAGCCCAAATCAGCACAACGGTTGAGGGTTCTATTATCTACCAAAATTGTGCAGTACACGAAATAGGGCAAATCTGCTTAGCCACCGACAACGAAGGTAACTGCACCGACCTTTCCCCGTTGTATGCCGTCGACATCCTTTGGAACGATGAGCCGTTGGAATCATTTGCAACTAAAGAGGTGTTCCCAAATCCGATTGGCGTTCATACTTTCAGTGGGTGTGAGTCGCTTTACCTTGCCCGTTTCTGTGAGTTTAATCCAACTTCCCCTTACTGCAATATCCCTGAATAATGACTGCACCAAAGAAAACCCCTAATGCGAATCCGCTGCCTGTCAGTTTTGACCAATTTCGTAAGAACCCAGTTGCTGCCGTGGCTTTTTGTATGCTGCTGGCTGTTTCTTATTTGTATATGGACTTGCGTGCGAACAATCAAACGCAGATTGATGAGTGTAAAAAGGAAATTGTGGCGTTGAGGGCCGAACAGAAACAGGCGTACAAGATGCTTAAGACGGCAGACAGTGCACTGAGCGCTGCCATCACTGAACTACGCATAATTAACTCGATGAAAAAACTTTAACACTATGCGACTGCTATACATTTTCACCGCAATATTTGCTCTCGGCTATTTGTTTACAGAGTCGTGGGCAGTTAAGCCCGAGCCAGTGAATGAGATGGATGCATTGATAAAGAAGATTAAAGCAAACACACAGGCAGTTGGGCAGGCCACCAAGCAAGCGCACGAGGTTAGCGAGGCGATGGTTGAAGAAAAGGCAGAAGAAAAGGCCAAGCTAGTTGAGGCAGTTGTGGAGGCGGAGGCACAAGTTGTTGCACTGGAGCAGGTGCAGGAGGTGTTTGTTGCTAAGATGATCACTGCAGGAATTGATACGGCGATGGCTGTGGACGAGGGTAAAAATGCGGGGCCAATCTTTGACGCTTTCCTTGAGTACCAAAAGAATGGAGGCACTGAGGATTTCAACTGGTTTAGATTGTATATTTATAAGTAATGGCAAAGGCGACAAAAGCAGTTGGTTCGTGGCAACCAAAGCCCAAGCGTAAAAACAAGGGCGTACATTCTAAGAATAACAAACCACTCAAAAAATATAGGGGACAAGGGCGATGAAAAAACTAATGGAAATTTTTAAAGGCGACAACGGCCAACTATCTAGCAAGCGATTTGTCGGAATTATCGGGGCGTTTGTTCTATTTGGAACGATGGCCCACAACTCGATGAGCCCGCAGGAGATTGCACCCAGTGCGGAACTAGTTGCAGCTGTTGAGTGGGTAACCATTTTAACGCTCGGCTTTACCTCAGTAGATAAGTTTAGTGGCAAGCCAAAAGATGAGTAAAGGCAGTTTGACCGTTCTGCTTTTTGTGCTGCTCTTTGTGGGCGGTATGATGTACGTCGAGTTTGCCGTACCAAAAACCGAGCGAATTGTGCACGGCCCTGCTATTAGAATTGTTGAAAAAGATTTAGATACTCTCTACCAAATCCGACTAAAGTACAAGGACATCCACGATACACAAATTGTAATTAATCAAAAATATGACACGCTCTATATTGCTCTCGCTGGTGATACTTCTTGCAGCACCACATTGCGCCTTATCGCAATGCACAGACAGCTCGACAGTCTCGGCAAATAATTACTACCTCATTAAGGGGGCTGAGGCTCGCGAGAATCTGGCACTGTGCAGAGAGCAGTTGAAGATTGATGCGGAGGTTATTGCGCAACAGGATAAGATACAGGCCAAGCTACTGGACGAGTTGCAGAAACGCGACAAACGATATAACCGGTTGCGTCGTACAACCTACACCATTGCAGCCGTCTTTTTATTAACTTTGATATTATGAACATTCACATTCTGCGTGCTACAATGGCCGCCAAAAAATATGCCTTCTTTGAGAATGGCGAGTACAATCTTAATATTATTGGGATTCGCAATAGTTCTACTGGTAAGAAGGTAACCAACGCCTTTGACGATAAGCTTGTATGTGCTTACAAGGTGGGCGATAGTTGGGTAGTAAAGGAGTGGGCAGCCACAACCGACAACGGAGGCGGCACTGCTCGCTTAGTACCAAACCAGTACAGAGGTAGCCACGCCATCGGATTGCATCAGGGCAAATATGAGGCGCTAAAACAATGCGCCCCTGTGACTGTGTATCGTGACTTCACCAAGGATGGGATTTATCAGGAAGATAAGACCGAGACAGGCGTGTTTGGTATCAATATCCATAAGGCGGGTGTGGATTCTGCCCGCGTCGACGACTGGAGCCACGGCTGCCAAGTGTTCAAACGCGTTGCAGATTTCAACGAGTTTATGGCACTAGCAAAAAAAGCGGCCACCATTCACGGCAACCGCTTTACTTATACGCTGATTGAATCTAAGGATTTAGTGCAGGCGTTGGGGTAGTCAGCTTAGCGTTGAGCGCTGCAACCCCTGCGGGCTCCTCGTGTTGAATATCTACAACCTCCTCAACGCTGTGCATTCCCATAGTAATTTCGGGGGCGTACAGGCGGCCAAAGAAAGCGGCGGCACGATAGCGCATCATTAGCTCGGGCATTGTTTTCCATTTGCTGCCTGCTTTGCTCACCCATCCTTCAGCGTTAGCCATCGCCATCGTAACGGTTGGACCTTCTACGGTTTCGCCTGTGGCTTTCTCAGTTGCAACGGCTTTAATCCCTTTCTCGAGATCACCCACAAAGCGCAGGGCGGTGAATTTCCCGCAGCCGTTAATTGCAGCGATTACAAAAGTACTAGACCAACTCGGGCGCCCGTGAATGATGTGGAGGTTTTGCATGACCATAAGCGGAGAGGCGCCGATGCGGTTTGCAATTTCCAAGGCAACCAAAGTATTTGCTACGTTGCCTTTGTATTGCTGCGGTACTAGGTCTGAGGCGCTCAGGGCTTTTGCTTGGCGTTGTGCCAACTCGAAGCTAGATAGTGGCGCGGGGTTTGTTTCTATTATTTCTGTGCTCATAAATTTTCGATTTCTTTTTTTACCTCCTGCCAATAGGCTAGGGTTGTGTCGTAATTTTCTATAATTTCATCGACGCAAATCAGTGCGCAGGCGAGGCCTTCGTTTCGTTGTTGCAAACCTACGACGCTAAATTTGTCGACTAGTTCGTTTGCTTTTTCTTTGAATGGATTCATAAATTTACCTTAGTTACAATTTCACTATACCCATTCCAAATGCCTGTTTGCTTGCATTGCTTGTAAGCCAGTAAGTTTTCACGATAGCGCTGGCGGGCGTTGTTTAAATCCTCGCTACCGACAAAGTAAACGGCAACCAAATAAGGCGGTGCTTTTTCTACTGCGATAAACATAAAGCCGTTACAGGTCTTGCCAGTGCTTTCCTCGTAGCCGTCAGAATAAAACGCAGCCTGTACGTCGTAGCGGTATTTCTTAACTGAGCGCGCAAATCCTACTGGGCTAGCGTCCTCTGTTGTTTTAAGGTCTACAATAATGCCGCCGTCGGTAATCCAGTCGGGCTTGGCTTTGCATTCTACCTCGGTTTGGGAATCAGTCCAAAAGATTGGCTCCTCTGCGATACCTTCTTTTAACAGATAGGCAGCCGGTTTGTAGCGCAATACCGAGGTCATTATCCGCTCGGCCAGTGTTGCGGTGTCGGCATCAATTACAATGCGCTCGCCTGCGTCCGCAACAAATGCCTCATAAGCTGCCTTGCCGTCCTTGGTGCGCTTGTCTACCTTGGGGGCGATTGCATAGCGCTTGCCAAATTCAGAAGGTTCTAAAACTGCACAGTGAACAGCCGAGCCAATGATCAGGGCGGCGGTTTCTTTTTGCGGTTCAGCAGTTGGGTTTAGATAGCGCTCGTAGTAAAGTGCTGGCGCTCGATTAATTAGGTCTAAGCCGCTTTTTGAGATTCGGCTGGTGTCAGTGTGGTACGTCATAACATTTGCAAATTTATTGCTTTTTTTGTAAATTTGTTGCTATGGATAAAAATATAGTTACCAAGTTAAGGATTAAGGCGATTGAGAAAGGGGTAAATCTCACCCAACTTTGCACGATGGCAGGCATCAATCGTTGCGTGCTTACGAATTGGGAAAAGAGAGAGCCAAAAAGTTTGGCAACCCTTAGGAAATTAGAGGACAAACTTGCTGAGCTTTGAGTATATTTGCGCCGTTAGTGTGGTGCTAACTGCCTCGGGTTTCGGCTCGGGGCATTTTTTTTTAAAATTTATTTGGTTTTGTGGAAAACACCTTTATATTTGCATCCACATAAGT